AAAAGCCGACCCAAAACCGACGCAAAAACCCACCAAGATTTCCGTCAAAACGTCCGTTGCCGTAGAAGGCATTCCCGCCCACCTCCTCGACCGCGTGCGAGCTGTGTGCAAACGCTACGCAGGCTACAGCCCCGCCCACATCGCGGACCGCTGCCGCTGGGCCAACGAGCCTCGCATCAAAGCTCCTGCGATCCGAGCCCTGCTTGACAAGCTCTCCCATAATTAAAGGTAGATGCCAGACGATCAGACCATCACCGAAGGAGATGCCGGATTCACCGGCATGGCGTCGCGTCTGAATCCCCTCCAGCTTGAGCCGGGCATGGTCCAATACGCCGAAAACATGCGCCTTGACCGAGGCGTGGCGCAGACGCGCAAAGGGGCGAAGCGGCTGGCAGAATCCATCGGCAACATCGGCGACCCGGTAACGGTGCCATTCCAACTTGCGCCGGATAAAACCATTTCCTCCATAACTCGCGGTGGCACCGGAAACCTGACGGCCACAGCCACTCTTACCGCGCATGGCTACGCCACGGGCGACTATGTGAACATTCGCGGAGCCGCTCAACCGCAATACAACGGGAATTTCTACATCACGGTAAGCGGAGCAAATGCAGCAAATGCCTTTACCTACACCATGACCGCCGACCCTGGCACATCGGCCAGCGGCACGCTGCTCGCCAATCGTGGGCCGGTGATTCAAAATACCTACATCGGCGGCATCATAGGCGCTGGCATCTACAGCTCCCCGCGCCTGGACAATAGCAACGAATACATAGTCCTTGCCGGGCCGAACGCCTGCTACCTGTGGCGCGACGGTGCAGCCCTGCAAACCATTTCCTACCCAACCACCGATACCATTGCGAAAGGGGATGACATCGAGATCATCCAGGCATTCGACAAACTCTACCTCCTGCGCACTCGGGACGAGTCGCTCATCCGCATCCAGACGCTTGCGCAGACGAGCGGCACAGCCACGGCCACTACCATTGGCACACACCCCTACCAAATCGGAGAGGTAGTGCGCATCAGCGGGGCAGGGGAGGCCGGCTATCTGGCGGATTTCGAGGTTACTGCGAGAACCACCACGCAATTTTCCTTCACCGTGCCCACTGCCACAGCCGCCACTGCCACAGGACAAATCATCGCCCAGCGCGTGCAACCGGCCTTGGTATGGGATGGCGTGCTGGCAAATGCTTTTACGCGAGTGGCCCAAGGCACGCATCCGATTGGAGTCACCTACTCGGGCCTGCCATCGACGAGCACGGCGACCTATCTCAATAACACACTCATCATCGCTCGCAACCGCGACGAGTTGCTCATCTCGGATGTCTTCGACGCCGAGACCTACGATCCCGTTTCCAAATCCTTCCGCGCCAATGCGGGCAGCAATGACTACATTGTGGCTCTGCACCCCTACGCCGAAGGCCAAGTGCTCGTCTTCTGCCGCAAATCCATATGGCTTGCCACGCCTGTCTTCGGGTCGGATGGAGTCACGCTGGACGGTGGACGGTCGAGCTTGCAACTCCTCACCAACGAGGTCGGTTGCTCTGCCCGCCGCAGCATCGCCACCGCAGGCGTGTATGTCTTTTTCCTCTCGGACAATGGCGTTTACCGCCTCGACAATCAATTTGACCTCAAGCTGCGCGGATCCACGCAGACTCTCTCGGACCCCATCGCCGACCTTGTAGGCGGCATCAATGCCACGGCGGCGCACCTGAGCAATGGCATCTACCACGGCAACCGCTACTACCTCGCCCTTCCACTCGGCACCAGCACCCAGCCAAACAGCCTCTTTGCTTTCAACATGCTCAACCAACAGTGGGAGAGCCGCGACACCTACGGATTTCCCATAGACCGCCTCCTCGTCTCGGACTACGGCACCGAGCGCCGCCTCTTTGCCGCCACCGCCGCTGGCAAGCTATTCCTCTTCGATGAGCAAGAGACCGGGGCGGATGACACAGCGTCCGGCCTCGGCACCAGCAATGTGGCGGGCCTCCTGCTAACCCGCCGCTATGGATTCGACGGCCTCAACGCCAAGCGCCTCCTGCGTGCTAAAGCCAGCGTCGTCCTCGATGCCGGTGCGGCCTGCACGCTCGATGCCGTGACGACCGACTACGACAAAGACTTTCAGATCGCCTCCCTCACAAACGCGAGCGGAAGCACCGAGGACTACACCATCAAAGCCCCACTCCGCTGCAAAGCCACCGCCCTCGATCTCCGGTTCCGCACCTCCGCCGGCCGACCCATCCTCCGCACCATCACCGCCGAAGCCGCCCGCTCCGGCATGTCGCCGCAAGAAACCCGAACCTTAAATTAACCAATGGCAACCGTCACCCCAGGAAAAGTTTTTACCTCCAACGAAATCGTCACACCGGCAAACCTCAACCTGCTCGGCACGCCAACCGTCGCGCTGGCGGACAATGAGGTGACCGCCACGAAAATCGCCGACGGTGCTGTGACCCAAGCCAAGCTCAACTCGGGCATCATTCTTGTCCCTACCGGAGCCATCATGCCGTTTGCCATGAACACCGTGCCAACTGGCTGGCTGGCTGCCAATGGGAATGAGTATTCCAAGACAGGAACATACGCTGCTTTATTTGCTGTGATCGGAACGACCTACGGCGAGACCAATGGTGCAGGAGGCACGGGCACGACGCATTTCCGCGTGCCCGACCTGTGCGGATATTTTGTGCGCGGCTCTGGAACAAATAGGGACGGCACGGCCTCTGGCGCTTTTGGGCAGAAGCAAGCAGATGCAGTTGGGCCGCATACGCACCCAATCACCGACCCCGGCCACAATCATGTATGGAATGCAACAAATGGCCCAGGTGGTGCAAATTATGGATCCAATTATGTTGCCGGAATTGCATCAATCGCTGGGCTAACAGCATACTCGGTTAATACTAATACGACTGGAATTTCAATTAACAACAACACTGGCACCGAGACCCGCCCCGACAACATTGCCATGTTGTATTGCATTAAAGCCTAATGACGCCCTTCGACAAAGCCATTCTCTGGCAGCGCTCCCACAGCACCGAGCCCTTCGAGGAACTCCTCGCCTGGCACCTGCGCCACGGCCTTGTCCACAGCACGCCCACCGTCTTTCTCCTCGCCCACGAAGCCCACTACTCCCCCGCCACTTATACCATGACCTACGACCTCCCCCCAAATTCCTGGTTCGTCCCTCTAGCCGCCGCGACCGGGCACGCCAACCCCATCGCCGAGTTCCTCCGCGTCGCCACCCGCCCGCATGAGTGGGCCGCCTGGTGCCGCCACAACGCCTTCCGCATCCACGCCTACCCATGGACCAAACTCGCCGCCCGCGTTGGCCTTGGAGGGACGACCTCCGTGGCGTCCGTAGCTTCCGAAAGGAGGGTAGCGTAATGGGTGGATCCTCAGCACAAAAACCAAAGACTCAAGCCTCTCCGCCTCAAGCGAAGCCCATCAACTACGGAAAGCTCATGAAGCAGGGGGACACTCAAGGTGCGTCAAGCTACCAAGCACAGCTTGGCAACCAGATTGATGCCTACGGCAAGCTGCAAACCCTGCAACTCGGCTCCGTCGATAAACTGGCGTCCAAGCTGGATTCCACTAACAACGCCTACACCAAACGCGCCACCGACCAGCTCATCGCCGCAGAAGGCCAAGCCACGGAACTCGGCTCACTGGCCAGAAGCACCACGGATTTAGCAGCCACCTCCGCCCAAGACCTCCAAGGCACCGACATCGAGCGACAGCTCCAAAGCCAAGCTGAAGGCGACCTCGCCTTGGGCCGCAGCCTCAGCGCAGAGCAGGAACGCGCCGCCACCCAGCAAGCCCGCGTTGGGATGTCCGCCCGTGGACTCGGCACCGGCACCGGAGCCCTCGCCGCCGAAGTCCTCAACCGCGACGCCTACGCCACCGCCCGCCAAGCCGAGCGCCGCAATTTCGCCGGGAATACCAACCAAATGCTTGTCGGCAACCGAGACACCCGCCTCGGCCGCACAGGCTCACTCCTCGGCCAAGCCGCCAACACCACCCTTGCCCAAGGCAACCTGCGCTCACAGCTTGCGCAAGGCAACCTTGCTGTTGACCCATACGCCCGCGCCATTCAACCGGGGTTGGGAATGGGCTCTTCCACTCTGGGAATAACTGGCAACATGATCGGTAGCACCTACAACAACGCCAATCAAATGGCCGGAAATGTGGCAGGCGTCAACGCCACCATGCTCGATTCCCGTTGGAACACGGTGCAGAACAACAACGCCTCCCTGCAAGGTTCCTATATGCAAGCCCGTGCCACCGACAACGCTGCCGGTATGGGTCTTCAAGGAGCCGCTATGGGAGCCAGCGCCGTGATCGGAGCCGCTGCCGCTGCCTGCTGGATTGCCCGTGCGGCATTCGGCACAGAGACTGCCCGCTGGCAACGCTACCGCCGCATTATGCTGCACAGCGCCAGCGACCGCGTGCTGCGCTTTTACTGCCAGCACGGACAAGCTATTGCTGCTCGCATCACCACCCCCCTACGCCGCCTCCTCGCCCGCATCACGCTCCGCAGCATGGAACTCGCATGGTCGTAACCAAGCACAGACTAGACGGAGCCCACCGCGCCTGCACGCCCGAGGACACTCTGGCCCGCATGCGCCCGCATTTCCACGCCGCAGGCATTACCCGCCTCGCCGAGATCACCGGCCTCGACCGCATCGGCATTTGTGTGGCTCAGTGCATACGGCCCGACGCTATTGTGCTGGCGGTGGATAGCGGCAAAGGCGCAACCCCTGCCGCCGCTAAATGCAGTGCCATGATGGAAGGCTTTGAGCGCCATGTCGGCGAGACCGCTCCCGTGCGGACCATGTTTGCCACCGCTGCGCAACTCGGCCACGCCGCCGAGACTCGGCTGCCGCTCCTCCTCGGCGCCGTCATCGACCCCACTATGCCCATGTATTGGGCGGAAGCCCGAAGCGTCCGCAGCGCCCGCCCTGCCCATGTGCCAGCGTGCGCCATCTCCCTGCAAGCCCGCCACCCCGCAGGCCATCCCCTGGCAGCCACCCCTTTTGCAAGCACCAGCAATGGCCTCTCCTCTGGAAATACCTACGCTGAAGCCGTCTGTGGAGGTCTCTACGAGTGCATCGAGCGGGATGCCACGGCCATTGCCCAGGAGCGCCCCGCGTCGGCTCCTCGCGTGGACCTCGACTCCATTACCGACGCCACCGTAGCCCGGCTCGTCCGCACCATCCGCAATGCAGACATCACCCCCGTGCTGCTTGATGTGACCAGCGACATCGGCGTGCCCACTTACATCTGCTACCTCATCGACTGCGAATCCGGCCATGGCCTGCACAAAGGCTACGCCTCCCATCTCGATCCCGCCGTAGCTCAAGCCCGCGCCCTCACCGAGACCGTGCAAGCCCGCGCCGTGTGGATCGCTGGGAGCCGCGACGATTTCCTGCACGAACGCTACGAGCGCGTCAAAGCCGCCGACAACGCCGCCTTTCTCGCCGACTGTTACCGCCGCCCCACCATCTCGGCAAACGCCCACGCCGACCGCTCCAGCGATACCTTTGAGCAGGACATCGACACCCTCTGTGCCGCACTCGACGCCGCAGGCATCCCCGAGCCACTCGTCTATGAGTTCACCCACGACTACCCGTGCTCTGTGGTGAGAGTCATTGTGCCCACGCTCGACGGCTCCA